TCGTTTTTAAGTGCTTCAATTTCTGAGAAGAATGTTTCTTTAACGATAGATTCAACTGTTTTCTTAGGAGCAGTAACTACTTCTTCAGCAGCTTCAACAGGTACTTCAGGAGTTGTTTGTTCCATTGGAGCAACTTCTTCTTCCATTGGTGCTTCTTTAACCTCTTTAATGATACCTTCTACTTCTACGACAAGGATCATTCCGTTTTCTAATTCGTATTCTCCTACTGGCAATGGAATTTTTTGCTCGTCAGGTGTTATGACGAATACTTCGTTATCCATTTCAAATGCGTCTGCTTCAAGAACTGTTTGTCCATCTGCTAACTTCATCATCTCTAAACTCACTTCCATTCCTAAAAGTGCTTTGATTTTGTTAATTGTGCTATTTTTCATTTTATGTTTTTATTTCTTTAACGATTCAATTATACTTATGTTGTATTTTTATCCGTTTTGACGCACTATTATACGCGTTCCGTTGTTCTCTGTTATTGTTACACTTTCAGTTCCTGTAATCGTTCCTATGCCTTGTGCTTGTAAACTTCCATCACAACATTTAGATGAATATTTTCCATCTTCGCATAGACATCCTCTTTTACCTCCTTTAGGCGATGAGTAGCTCGGTGTTTTAAATTTTGCCATCTTCTAAAATTATTTGTTTTATTTTTGCGATTAAGATATCTTCCTCTGACATCTGCGACATTTCTAATTTGTCAGCAAAGTAACCTTCAATTGAGAATCCTTTTACTTTACCTTCTTTTACGTCTTTCCATACCTCATCGTTGTTTACCTTCATGGAAATCATCCAAGTTCCTTTTGGCAAACTGAATCCGTATTTAACTGACTTGTCGTGATTCTCGTCTTCAATAATCCAAGATTCTACAACCGACATTCCATTGAGTTTTTTATCGTGTTCGTAAGTAGCGTTGTTTTGATTTGCTCTCATTAAGAAAAGCTCTGATGCTTTACGAACTGTGTCCTCTGAAAAGTAAATGTAGTATTCTTCTTTCTTTTCGTTTACTCGGTAGATTTGTTTATTAGGTACTAATGCAGCACCCATTAAGATTCTTTTCTCTGAATCAATTTCTTTGAGTTCTACTTCGTGTTTTGCTAATGCGATGAAGTTCTCTTCAATTGCTGGAGAATGAACGACAGAAACTGCGTCAATTCCACTTAATGAATCCTTTTCGTCTATTACTAATTCGATAATCTTTGCCATAATTCCTGAACGATTTTATTGTACTAATGTTGCATTTTCAATCCTGTTGCGGTCTAACGCTTGAGCAGTTGTCATGTCACCTGAAACTACATACGCTTTTGTCGGTGTTTGTTGAAGTTGAGCTAACTGATTGAATCCTGAGTTTCCTACTACGTTGAAACTTGGCGACATGATGTTTCCAGAACCACTTGCATTTGGACTTGGTGGTGGAGTTGTATCAGTTCCCCCTTCAAAGTGTGTGGAAGATATTTTCTTTACATTGACTAATCCTGCCGTAATTGCTGCACCCATAGCAATAAAGTTAAATGGTGGTGGTGCTGATGCTAATGCTGTATTTGCTGCTTTGTAAGTATCAATAACCGCATTAGCTATATTAACAGCTTTTTGTATTTTAAATGCGTTTTCTTGTTGTTTTTTAGATTTACCTGCAAATAAAGTAGTTATATCTGAAATGATTGCCAATCCATCTTTTATTCCTTGAACTTTTTGCTCTTGTAGTTTTTTATCTTTTTCCTTTTCTTCTTTTCTATATTTATCATTAATAACTCCTAATTCACGATTTTTTGCTTCTTCAATTATTGCTAATTGTTCAGAATTACCTTGTGCTTGTTCTTGTAATGTAAAATATTTATCATTTACTGCTCGAATTTCTTTTTCTTCATCTGATAATTTGGATTGATAGTTGGCTTCTTGTAGTTCTGATATCTTATCTAAATATTCATTTTCTAATTCTATTCGTGCTTTGTTTGCTGCTTGTTGTGCTTTTTTTCTAATATTAAATTCAATGTCTGAATATTTAATATCTAAAGCAAGTTTTTCACGTTGATATCCTTCATCTAATACTTTTAGTGCTTCAGTTTCTTGCTTTTTATCCTTGATTTTTTCAATTACCTCATCTCGTAAAAGTTTATATTTTTCTTTTAATGCTAATTCCTCTAATTGTCTGGTTGTTTTATTAGCATTCAAATTTGCCTTTCTTACTTCCTCAACTTTTTTTAGAGTTTCTTCTAATGTCTTTAAATATTCTTTTTCTGCTGCCGCTTTTTCTTTTGCACGTTCTTTAGCTGCATTAGCAGCTTCTTTACCATCTGCAATTTCTTGGCGAAGCAACATTTTACGCTGACGATTTAATTTAATCCCAGTCATTGCATTTTCCGTTTCCGCTTCATTGAGTGCAATAGTAGCTTCACGAATTTCTTGCTTCATTTTAACTTCAGCTTGACCCCCTAATGCTTTTGCTTTAGCTTTTAAAATATCAAGGTCAACTTTAGCTGTTCTAACTTTTTCGGCAGAACTTGCTTTTTCTGCTTTAGTTACTTCTTCTAATGCTTTCTTTTTTTCTTTAATGGATGCAGTTTCATCTGTTAAAATTTCTCTTGACTGAACAAGTAATTTATTAATTTCAGATTCACGAACTGCCTGTTCTTTTTTGGCTTTGTTATTTGCTTGTTGTTGTTTTTCTAAACTTCTTATTATTGCAAATGTAGTTCCATTTACAGCATCTTTTAATTGATTAAATGATGTTGCCGCTTCGCCATTAGCTTTCGCCATTGCTTTTGATGCACCTTTAAAGTCAAGCGTGATAAATTTGTATGCTGCTTCTGCAGCGTAAGCAAATGCTCTTACTAATCCCATAACGGAATCAATAATCTGACTTCCTACTCCACTTAATCCTGCCCAAACTGCTGCAATTTCTTTACCAATTTTTACATTGGATTGGAATGCTTCATATACAAACTTTAACGCACCTACGATTCCTGTAATAACTAACACAACAGGATTTGCTAATAATGCTTTTAAACTTGTGCTAAAACCTGTAACTCCACCTTCTGCTGCTTTGAGCGAAGGCACCATTCCAGTAATAACATTTTTAACATCATTTAACGTCTTTGCCTTACTTCCTGCTTCGGCATTTGCATTACCTAAATTAGTTGTGGCTTGTGCTACATTATTAATATCAGCAGTAACATCTTTTGCATTGCTGTTGATTTGTATGTCTATTACTTTCTTTTCAGCCATTTTTTACTTTTTTAAGTGCGTGTTTTCTTCTCTCTTGACGTGTCATTTTACGAAAGGATGTCGTGTATGCGTATTTTCCTTTGGCGATGTCTATGTTCTCTGAAACTCCGTAGAAGTTATCTATCGAAAGCATTTGGATTATTTGTCTGATCATTGTTGTAAGATATTTATGGTTCGTGTTTCTATAATTCCTGAATTCAATGTGTACTGAACGTCAATCGGATAAACTGTACCTGCAGTTCCACTCGGTAAAGTAACAGTCACTAACTGACTTGCTTCGATGTAATCAGGTGCAATAGTTACATCTGAATTAGTTGAACTCATGTAAGCAGAGAATGTGTCGTTAACGAAGTCAATTGCCAACTGAATTTCTCCACCATCTACTCCAACATAAGGAGTTTGAGTAGAATTCACCATTGGTCTAAAGTCTAAAATCAATTGGAAGTTTACTTCTCCAGTAGTTAAGTTAGACTGCATTGAATTAATGATGTAGCGTTTATCTCTGATGATTAATCTATCGTTTAATCGTAATCCTGTAAGCAATCCAATAGGAAGGATAGTCTTTACGCTGATCAATCGTTGTTTCAAATTGTAAAGATTGTACAAATACGAAAAGTAATACGTTCCAAATAGCGTTTGTTGGATAGGTTCATTCAACATTGTGCTGATATCAGGTGCGAAGTTTAACGTGTAATTAGTTAAGTTCGTGTATAAGTCCTGACCGAATGGTGTGTAGTTTGTAATATTACTTGTCGTGCTTCCGTTGTTGAAGTGGAAATCAACGTCTTTGTTGTCGTATTGGTAAAGTAAAATTGGTTTTGGAACGTATGGAGCAAACTCGTTGTTTAATGAATATCCAACTTGTAAGTTTGTTCCTGTGAATTTTGTTTGTAGTAAGTTCTCAAACGGTACATCTAAAGTAAACTCGTCACCATCGTAAGAATATTGATATGTCGTGTTTCCATATTCACGCATAAACAACTGACTAAATTGCTTGTTTAAGAACGATTCAGAGTCTTGATATTTCATTGTGACTTTCTTGTATAGCTTCATTCTGTCCACATCAATAGAATCTACATCCGTATATTTGGATATATCTACAATCGCACCTGCTGAATACCAATCGTCAAGTGGTTCAACTTGAAACTGATTCTCGGATGTTGCGTAACAAGTCATGTTGAATATTTTCAGAATTCCACTAAAGAATTCACTGATTTTCATTACAGGTGACATAGAAGCTAAATCCGTGTTTAATGGAATAACTTGTGAAGCATTTGAACACGTTGCGTAATCTGTTGCGATTGAACCTGAAGAAATGTATTGTACTGAATATTTAATATTACTTCCAATAGTCATTGCGTGTGCAGCTCTCAACTTAAATTGATATGTCACATCAAGTCCTGCCGTCTGATTGAAAAAGTCGCAAGTATAAGTTCCTGTTCCGCTTCCTATCAATGTATTGAATAAGTTCCCATTTTGGTAAACGTCAATATAATAATCGTCACTTGTCGAAGCTGAAGTAACATTGAATTCAATTAAGTGACTTAATACTCCAGATATTTCTTGAATGTGCAAAGTATCTAATGTGGTATTAAATGCACCTGTTAAATCATACAGAATATAAGCAGGAGTCACCGATTGCATATCTACTAAATATGCCTCAGAAATAACTTGCATTTCATTCTTATTTTTATACCACAAGAATAGTTTTGAAAATCTATCGTCACTTAGAAAGTTTCCATTTAATGTTATTCCGTATTTTGCTGAAATAAATTTAAAGATTAGTTGTACTCTAACTGCAGGAAATAACTCTGTGTAATGGATATGTCCGTTCGTGTTTTTAATGTCGTTAGTGCTGCTCGTAGGTATAGTTAGCCAACTTGGAGTAATAGTTGTTGGTGTAGTTCCGTTGTAAGTCCAAATTCGTTTAGAACTGATGAGTGGATATTTAACATCGTAAAAATTCGTGTCATCTGTAATTCTTGCCTTTACTTCATCTCCTGTATAAGTGTGATTTAAGTAAGTATAATCCAAGTCTGATAATAAGTCTTCACCGAAGTAATCTAAAAGCGTTCTACCTTCTCCGTAAAACGTAAGTGAATAGCTTTCTGCTTTTCCGTTTTTTAGATTCGCTTTTTCAATCTGAACTTTACCACGTCTGAAGAAAGTCAAATCAATTTCGATAAATGCATTTCGTCGAATGTTGTGATCAATAGTCGCATCAACATCACTCTGATAGAAATGCTGAAAGATTTGATTATTTATTGTGGAAGCAGGAACAGTAAACGATTGTGAAAAGTCCGTGTATGTCTTTGATATATCTGTTACATTCTGCTGTGTTGAAGTTACCTGAATCTGTTCATCATTGAATAGTTCGAGTCTTTGTCCTTCGATGTATACTTGTACTTTTCTATTCATTAGACTACTGAGTTAATTGTGTCGTAAGCGTATTCGAAATCTAATTGGTAATTAATCATGTGAGTGTTGATGCTTTTGAAAAGCTCAGTTGATTTCGTGTTTATCTTCACTGGTGATTTGTCTAATAAGATTCTTTCGCTAAGCATGAGTTGTTTAATCACTTCAGAGTATCTTTCATTCACCCAATCCGTGTTTACCTTGATTTGCTCTTTTCCATTCGTATTGAATGTGCTTCTTTGTCCTTCTTGAATGTTATAAGATGGATATGTTTGTGGCATCAAGTTATACTCCGTGTTTTCTACGTTGATTGAATTGTTACTTGCCTTGAAAAACCATTCAGTCTGCCATGCACCAAACTTGTTAACAAAGTCACATCTTACAGGTGTGTATTTACATTCGTCTTTTGGTTGGAATGTTGCACTCCATACTGTGCTTCCTCCATTGATGATTTCAACGCGATTTCCTGCACTTAAATACGATGCAAAGACTTTCGGGTAGT